AAGCTACGTAGAAGTCTAGGTGTAGGTGTTACAAGCTATGCTTACTGGTTAGCTAAACAAGGACTTAAGTATACAGATACCCAGGCACTAGAAGACACTCATAAGTTATTTGAGACAATCTCTTATAGTCTGATTAATGCTTCTGTAGAACTGGCTAAGGAGAAAGGACACTGTGAGTTATATGAGGAAACGAAGTGGTCACAGGGCATTCTACCTATTGACAATTACAAGAAAGACTTGGATGCCGTTTGTAACACACCAACCAAAATGGACTGGGAGGGCTTACGCCAAAGAATGCAAGAAGTGGGCATCAGGAACTCGACGCTCATGGCTCTTATGCCGAGTGAGACATCCTCTCAGATTACAAATTCGACCAATGGTATAGAGCCTCCTCGTGGTTATGTCACGATTAAGCAATCTAAAGATGGTATTGTACCACAAGTCGTACCTGAATTAGAAAAATATCGTCATAGTTACCAACTGTTGTGGTCACTTCCAAGTAACAAACCTATTATTGAGTTGACAGGTGTTATGCAGAAGTTTGTTTGTCAAGGTATCTCAACTAACTTAAACTACAATCCTGGTGCTTTCCCAGATGGTAAACTACCTATCAAGGTTGTTATGCAAGACTTGATTAGATACTACAAATTAGGTGGTAAGCAGATTTACTACCATAATACAAACGATGGAACTGCTGACCAAGGTGTTGAAGATGATGGTTGTGCAGGTGGTGCATGTAAACTTTAAATAGTAAACAACATACGCTGCACCGTATAAGACTTAAACTATACTCTGTAGCGTATAAACGGCAAAACAAACGGCAAAGGAGGAAGCCGTTAAGGACTGGGAGTACGCCTGGTCGAAGACTCCATACATTTAAACAAACGGCAAAGGATTAAATATGAATTTAGACAAAGAAACATACGGACAAATTATGAAAGACACGGAACTGACTAAAGAAGAAGCTATCCAAGCAGCCAGGGAGATTATGGACAAGATGGATGAGGAAGCTAAGAAGAAGTTTAAGCGGCAGTTTGAGCTAGAGGAGATAAGGAAGAAGCATATAAAGCTTAGTGAACTCTTTCCTTAGATTAAAAAGTAAACTACATACGCTACAGAGTATAAACAAAAACACGAATCGGCAAAACAAACGGCAAAGGATTAAATATGAATTTAGACAAAGAAACATACTTAAAAACAGTTATCCAAATTGATGGAGAAGAGTACACAGAGTGCTTAACTACTCAGGATGGAATCACTTGGGTACACTTTATGGAGGCTATGCTTAGGCAACACTTACCAGCAGCAGGGTTCTCCATAGATGGTGGTGATGCTGATAAAATACTATCATACATTGAGGACACTTTAGAGGAGCGTAAGAACTCTATCCTTACTCCTAATAAACATGTTAACCCTTATGAATATTATTAAGGCATAAAAAAGAGGGGAAGCATTTCTGCAACCCCTCTCTAAACATTTCAAGTTTTAAACACTTCTAGGTCATCCTGACCAATTACCAATCACCATCCATTAACCAACCTACAGTATTGTTAACAGGCTTCTTAGGTTTAGGTGTACTAGGCTTAGGAGCTTTAGCAGGGTTCTTATAACCACTGTCCATACGCTTCTTAGTCATTTGTGTACCTTTACTATTCTGAGGCTTATAAGAGGTTGTCACAGGCTTCTTAGGAGCTTTCACAGCTTTCTTAGGAGTTACTGTAGACTTCTTAGCAGGAGCTGTTACTTTAGGCTTAACAACCTTACCAGACATTGAACCAGCTTTTGGTTTAATAGCCTTCACAGCTTTCTCATTAGCCTTAGTAGACAGTCCTGGTTTAGACTTAGGTAAAGGCATCTGTGTAGTCTTCGTCTTAGTTAAACGGTCTCCATAGATAGCCTTGTCACCAAATCTGTCCATAGGGGTACTTAACTTACCTGTAGAGGCTAAGTGAGAAGTACGCTCCATACTAGCACCAATTACACCTGCACCTACTGCAACAAAAGGTGTAGACTTAGCAGCATTCTTAGCAGCAGTTAAAGCTTTTTTAGGTACTACGTTAGCTTTACCCATATTCTTAACACCACGTGTAGGAGAGGTCTTTGTAACAGCTCTTCCTTTAGTTGTAGCAGGTAACTTCTTACTCTGTACCTTTGTGGATACATTTGAAGGGTTCTTCTTAACAGGTGTTGTTTTAGTTTGTGTCTTAGGTAAGGACTTAGGTACAGAACCTTTAGGTTTAACCTTCATAGAAGTAGACACTTTGTTTACAATTTTCTTACCACTTCCTGTATCAACAAGTCTACCTTCATAAGCAGTCTTAGCTACTTTAGAATGAGCTGTACCTCTTACACGATTACCTGTCTTTGTGTCCGATACATAAGAACGCTTCCTGCCATCCTTGCCTACTTCACTTGTAACATTAACCCTATTAGCTTTTGAGGAAGAGGTCTTTGGCATCTCCTGACCAGTTGCATGAAGCATCTCTCTACCTTTGTTAACTCTTCTACTATTTCTACCAGCCATTATTTACTTCCTCTTTTATTTATTGAACCTTTTGGTCTACCGCCTGTACCACCATTATCAGAACGGTTAGCAGACCTAGACCTTACTCTTCTATTAGTTGTAGCATTACTTCCACCACTTCTTAGTGGCTTCTTATGGTCTACATCTTTACCATCACCTTTCTTAACTGTGCCCTTCTTTAAAGCATCTCGTCTAGCTTTATTACGCATAGCTCTTTTCTTCTTCTGCTCAGGAGAGCTGTTATACTTTCTCTGAGCAACTGAACGAGGTTTAGCTGTAGATTTAGTTTCACCTTTCTTAGCCATTACTTGTTCTCCTTAAGCTCATTTGACAGAGCCTCTGAAAACTCTAACCAATTCTTCTTAGAGTTTTCAGACAGCCCTTTTAACTCACCTGCTTGCCATTTGATAGCAGCAACTGCTGGGCTAAGGTCTGTTATAGCTCCAATAGGGTTATCTTCAAACTTCTTAGAGAATCTCTCTGTAAGTTCTTCTCCCATACCTGCTACAGAGGCAGTGGCCTTAGCAGCAACCTTAGCAGTTGTCTGAGCTATTGTGTCTCCTTCTGCAACTTCTCCAGTTAGCCCTGTCATTTGTATGTAAGACTTAATCTGGTCATCAGATAGTTTGACTTTCTTAGCAGCACGTGTGTAGTTAGATAGAGTCTTAATCATAGGGTCTCTGTTGATATCTAACAAGACCTTCTCATCATACTCACCTTGAAGCTCTACGTTACCTTGAGGTGTAAGTGTTAGTTCAGTATTCTCAAACACTTCATTAACATCGTAACCTTTACCTTTAATATTGTTTCTAAGTGAGTTTAGTGCATCTGGTAAAAAGTCTGTTCTAGCACCTTGTTGTAAGTATCTGCTAGAAGCCTTAATCACATCAGGATTAAAGTCATATTTACCTGTCTCTATCTGTTTAAACATTACATTAGTTTGGTTAAAGTCAACCACGCTCTTATGCCCATTTAACAAAGACTCTTCATTCACTGATTTAATAGCTGATACAATCTTTGAAGCAGTTTGATTAGACTGTACCCCTAGCTCTTTATCTGTTCCACCTAGCATTAAAGAGGCTGTAACAGCAGTAGGTGTAGAGTTAATACTCATTGCTGGCATCTCATCGTAATCAGTTACACCTTCTGACATGCTTGCTAGTACGTTTCTCCCCACAAATAAAACTTCATCTTGAAACATCAACGATAACTTTGGGTTGTTTTTCAAAGCATCTGACCAGTTCTCCAACTTAAACTTAGCTTGTCTTAGTTCAGGGAACTTAGCATGAAACTTTAACTCTGCTGAAGCATTGTCACGTTCTAACCTAGTTGTAACACGTGTAGTTAAGTTTGTAGCTTTAGCCGTTGTCAGCTTCCCTGTTAACATATCATCAGATAAGCTTGCACGTTTAGCTTTAATAGCATCTACAACTGCACCAACCATGTCCTTACCATTACTAAACTTGTTAAGGTTTACATAACGCTGTTGAGTTTGTAGAACTAAACTTGCCTCAAGGCTATCTAAAGCTGTGTTAATTGTATCAGGGTTCTTACCTTTGCTAAGTATATCTAGCATCTGCTTCTCAGCCTGTTCAACTAAAGCTGCTGAACCTACTGCAAAGTCTTCTACAGCACCTGTAGGTAATACTGCCATACCTTCATTAAACATCTGCTCATATTGACTAGCTTTCTGCTTAACAGACTCCATACGTTGTGCAGCTTCTGTTTTATAAGCAATGTCTAATTCTGAGTCAGTAGGCAACATGTAGTAACCATTAGCATTAAGTAACTTAGCTGTCTGGTCACGTACAAACTTAGCCTGTTCAATTTGAGCCTTCTCTGTAGCTGTTTGCTTAAAGTCCCCTTGATTAAATAGTCCAGCAGATACGTCTTTAGGACTAGCTAAAGGATTGTGTTTAAGTACCTGTGTACCTAGTTTACGTTTAGCTAGGTTAGCTTGGTCAGTAGTTATCTTACCACTTGCATGCGCCTTAGCAATCTTTTCATAATTAGCAATAAGCTTAGGGTCTTCTACTCCAGCGATATCTAACTGAGTCTCCCCACCTAGATACTCTTTACGAGCATATTGTGTAGCACCTGTCTGTACAAAACTAGCTACATCTGTAACTAGATTTGCATTAACTTGCCCTTGTCTTTCAATAGAAGAGGCTGTAATTGAACCAGCTCTTGACTCGGCCTCAGCCCTCATTCTGTCACCTTGACCAGCAGAGCCACTACGGTCAGTAGCCCCACCTTGTATAAACTGCTGAAATCCAGCCATTATTTATCCCCTTCAAAAATACTAATGTACTCATCATATAGAGCTTTTTCATTAGGTGTTAAGTCTTTCTCACTAGCTAATTCTCTAAAACGTCTAACAAGAGTTCCATTGCTTATATCCGCTTCTGGTACATTCTTAACAACATAGTGGATTTGAGTAGCTAGACCCTCATCAACATTTGCACCAAACCTCTTCATTTCACTAAGTATTTCCTTACCTGCGTAAGCATAATCAGCTTCTGAGTAAAGTTGTGCAGTTCTCTTTGGTTGAGTTAATTTTATAAACAATTCCTCTGGAGGTTGCTCACCACTTGATAAGTAAGTCTCAAGAGCTAAGTTAGCTTTGTTATACTCTCTAGCACTTCTACGCATGTCTTGTTCATAGCTCTTCTGTATGTCTCTAACACTTGTAGAAATGTCAAACATCTCTTGCTCTTTAACTGTACGCATGCCTACAAGCTTTGCAGCTATCTCTTGAGCAGTAGCTCTACCAGCATCTGTACCTGTTAGTGAAAGTAACCTCTCTGTACGTTTCTGTAATAGATATGTTTCAAAGTGGCTAGAACCTGAGTAAACAGTTGCAAGGTTACGTAGTATTAAACCTAACTGCTCTTCTGGTGCAATACTTTCATCTAACTCTGTCATTGAGTAGATATGCTTAGTTCTTGTAGCAACATCTGTTACCTTCTTAGCAGCTCCAAAGAAAGCTCCTCCCATCTCTACTTTACCTTCTAGTAAAGCTTTAACAGGTGCTTCCATAATCTCAAAAGGAGATGTAACAGGGTTGAAGGATGCTCCATAGTCTACATTAGAGCCATCACCACCTGTGATAAAGTCTCCGAAAGAGTTGAGCACTAAGTTTAGCATACCATCCTGAGCAAGTCCATATACCTCTGGAGATACATCATCAGCAATTGGGTCAAGAGCTGCATCAATACCAAAACCTGCTGTACCAAATAGTACCAAGTTTGTTCCTGCTACTTTCATACGTTCTGCTCTAGTCAATGTACCAGAACCTGTAATCATATTAAGAATAGCTTTATGCGGTACTTGTATGAACTGCATAGGAATAGACATAAGTCCTGTTTGATAGCCAAACTTACCTGCATGGTTCATATTCCATGACAAGTTACGTGCATCACTGGCTAAACTAGACATGCCTGTTTTACTTGTTAAGTCTAATACCTTAGCTTCTTTCTGTCTTTGGTAAGCAACCATAAAAGAGCCTACCAAGTTATTAAACTCACCTACATCAAAACCATACTTCTGACCATAATGAGGTATTGTTGTAAACACTTTCCCTGTTTTAGCTGCTAAGGATTGTCCTAAGTTGTTATACACATCTTTACCAGCCATTGCAAAAGTACGTTCAATCATTGTATTAGAGTGAACAGACTCTGCTAAACCAGACTCCTTAAAAGCTTTAAATAAACCTCTAAGTTCTTGCTCCGACATGTTTAACCATTTAGCTTGACTTCTAACAACCTTATCAAACTTAGACACATCATCTTTAACATGAAACAAAGTACGCATAATATGTACATCTTTAATAAGATTATAAGGATTACGGTACTTAGCAGTTAAAGGCATAACCTGTATAAGCTGTGAATGTTGTATAACTAACTGTCTAAGGGGTGCAGCAGCAATGAACAAAATATGTGGTAATGTTCTTGCAGCTCTAATTGGGTCAATCTTAGCTAAGGCTCTAATAGCCTCACCAGTAGTTCCTGACATCTTACCAAGTAGGCCACCTTCTTCAATAGCCTCTGACATATTAAACAAAGCATCTCTGTAAATTGTAGAGGCTAGGTTAGTGTTAGCCCCAGACTCCATAGACTCTATGTACTTGTACAAAGCTTTAGCCTCTGCTGTTTTATCCACACCATTAACACGAATGTCTTTAACCTCTTCTACACTTCTTGGAAACTTACCTTGTGTTTTAAAGGTCTCATTAAAGTTACCTTTCATTGTAGCAATAGTGTCAAACATTACAGAAGCGTTAGAAGTAGATGCAGCAGCATTAATCATAGACTCAATAGGGTTTTCAATATTTGCTAAACCATAATTAGAGTCTAAGTCAGTGATACCACTTAACTGTGCCCCTCTACGTCTTTCTACAGAACGTCCTCTTTCAAAAGCTTTATCAAGTGTGTCTACATCAGACAACTCTTTAGCCCTACGAGGAGTGTTAATTGTGTACTCTGCATAAGCTTCATCAGCTCTTAACTTACTTACATAACCTAAAGCATCTCCAAACCTAGAACCACTAGCTACAACAGTTGTCTTACCTGTAACCTTATGCACAGCTTCAACAAAGTAGTCAGTTGTATAGTTACGTTTAACATAACCATCAATCTTTTTCAGTGTTAAGTCAGACTCTTTAACACGTCTACCTGTCATTGCAGAGTTCTTTAGAACATAATCTGCTCCATCTTCTGCATGTCTAAGCTCATATACTTCATAGCCCATGTCTTTACTAAGTCTTGCATTCGCTTCCTTAGCAGTCATTGTCTCCTTAGTCTGAGGATTGTATACTTTACCTTTAGCCTCTTTAACAGGTTTACCTAAGTAAATATCCCCTGTCAAGTCATCTGAAAGTCTGTAGTAATCTTGGCTAATTAACTTTCTATTAAGTGTACGGTTGTCTAAATGATACAGTGTATCCCAGAATCTATATACAGAGTAAACAGCATTTACTTCCTTATCTGATAAAGGAGCATGACCATCTACACCCTTCTTTAGTTCTGCTTCTGAGTAATACTTACGCTTCTTATTAGAAGACTCTACAACTGACCATGCAGCTTTCTTTTGAGTCTGACCCAAGTCTGCAAAGTCTTTATCAATCATATCAACTAACTTAGCATTTACAGCAGTCTTTCTATCTGCTGCTACACTTAATGGAGAAGATACTTTAGATTTAAACATGTTTGCAGGGTCTAGTATCCAGTTCGAGAAGTTATTGCCACCAACTGTTAGAATCTTTTGTAGGCTTCCAAACTTAACAGCATCTGCATAAGAAGCTTCACCTTTAGTGTCATATCTCTGTAGTGTGTTAATTTGTGCAATGTATTGACCTTTCTCGTCAGAAGCTAATACTTTAGATATATCCTCTTTAGGTACTTCATCAAACTCTTTTGTAATAGGATTACGTTTAAGTAAAGAGATATTATCAATATCTGCACCATAAGGTTCACCTGCTTTTCTAGCTGTTAAGAAAGCATCTACAGGAGATTTAAAAGGTCTTGAACTACCATTCACTTGGTTAGCAATAGGAACTTTTATAGTCATATATTCAGAGTCACCAGCTTGCTGTACAGATACTTTCATATCTCCAAACAACACTGCCGTGTCTCCTGCTTCTTGTTCAGCCTTAGCAAGTTTAGCTGCTCTTTCTTCTGGAGTTAATCTAATACCTGTCTCAGATGATTGACTATAAATATCTTCTTGTAAAGCTTTTCTCTCTCTTTCAGCTTTAGCTAACCCACTAGACATTCCTTTATTGACTGCATCTAAAGAAGAGCTAGGCATGTGTGTCTCATTAAATACACCTGTACTATCTGTTCCAGAGATGTACTCAGCAGACTGCTTATTAGAGATAGAAGCTTCGGCTAAGTTCTCTGCCAACTCGGGATTAATACCTTGTATAGTTTCGATAGGAGACTCAGGAAGAGGTGCTCTAGTCATTGCCTTAGAAGTACCAATAGTTCTTGCTATTGACTTTAAACCAGAGCTTACTGCAAAACCTACAGCAGTAGAGTCTAATAGTGTCATAAAGTTACCAAACCACTTATCAAAGTTTGTCTGACCCTCTAGTACAGCCTCTATTGTAAAAGCTTCTACTAATGTATTCTTTAGTGGGCTATCTTTCAAACCATCAAATAAATCATTGAAGTATTGGATACGTTCTTTTGGAGGAAGTGCCATAGCATTAGCACGTAGTTCTTCAATCCTGTTACCTTGTAACCAAGACTTAACATCTGCTGCTGACTCTGTCTTTAAATCTTCTAGCAAAGGAACTACAACTAAAGCTGTGAAGTTTCCTACATCTTCTGTATGTGTTGTACCTGATTTAAACTCTTCAACCTCTTTACGAAGCTCATGTTTAGCTTGTTCGTAAGTTACTTGCTCATTGAACATTTGGTCAGTATACTCTTTTAGTGACATAGCCTCTTTAGCTAGTACACCAGTAGGTACGCCTTGTTCAGATTGCAAGTAGTTTTGAACAGCTTTTGTAGCACTCTCTATGTCTTGTGAGTTGTCAATAAGACTCTCTACAACACCTTCTCTGACTTCCTCATTAGTTCTGTTCTTAATCTCTGTAAGAGTAGGTGAGTCTCCTTCATTAATATACTCTGAGTAAGTTTGGCTATAGACTTCTCCAGAAAAGTCACCACTAATCATACTAGCTTGCCCAGCTTTAATATTAGCCTCTTCATGTGTAACCAAACTGTAGTTTAAAGGTTGTTCATACTTACCAGCATAGGTAACTTCTTCTTGTTTCATCTATAATCCTTATTATCTTAATTTAACACCAAACCCACTAGAACCTTTAGATAAATCTACACTTCCAAATGAGCTAGAACTTGGTACAGAGCTAAAATCTACCCCTAAGCTTGGCTGCCCACTAGATAGAGGAGAGATACCAGGGTTAGTGTTAAAAGTCTCCCCAAGAGAGCTGTAGTCTGCAAACTGACCAGCTATACTACCTACTGCACCAATCATTGCAATATCCGATTGAGACTTAGCCATATCTACTGCTGCATTTGATTCAATCTGTGAAGCTTGTAGCAAGTCTCCACCAATACTCTTACCAAAGGCTGCTGTAGTCTCTGAGAAGGCTATGTTAGACCCTAATTGTGAACCTAGTGAACTTACTCCACCTAGTACACCAGAGCTTCCAGATACACCTAAGCCTTCTGCCTGTGACTTCAGAGAAGCTTGTTTAATCCTACTCTCTCTTATTGCAGATAGCCTCTCTCGTCTTGCAGAGATTTCTCCTAATCGGTCTTGTTTATCTGCTGCCTCTTCTCTCTCAGCCTGTGCTGCCTTGGCTGCTTTACGTTGTTTAGTTTCTGCATCGTTTGCCACCTTAGCTCCAGCTACTGCTGAACCAACAGCTACGACTGCTGCTGTAACTCCCATACTTATTCCTTTATATAAAAACCATCTGGAACAAAACTATTAAGTAGTCCTTCTGAAAACTCATACTCTCTTCCAACAATGTCTATTATTAAATGTAACCTGTCCTCTCCATAGTTTCTAACACTATGTGGAACTGTGTTATTAATTTCTACAAAGTAACCTTCTGTCAGGGTTGCAGAATCTCCACCAACTGTAAACACGCACTCTTTGTTTGTATAGATAGGTAAATGTACTCTGTGAGCAATATCATACCAACCGTTGTTATCAATGTGCTCAGGTATTTCTCCACCAGCTTCCATCTTAACTAATAATAAACTTAGAACTTCTACTGACTTATAGTTGTACTTTTCTTTTAAAGTATCTACCAAATCTTGTAATAATGGATAGTATTTGAAGAAAACTCCTTTATCCATAAATCCTGGAACATCTTCAAGTATATTAAACAAACCTACAACAGTTCTTGTACAACATTGAGCACTGTTTGCCTCTCTCATAGATTTCCTGGAGAAGTCTTCTTGTAAAGCTAATTCTTTAATTTTATCAAAGTTTTCAGATTCTCCATAGTCTATGAAGTTGTCAGTAATCATTAGTTAATCCTTTTTGCATGAAGCTTTTCAATGCATTCATAACCCATCTTCTCAAGAAAAGGAGAGAAGTTATTTGTAAGCTTTGAATGTTGTACTATAATATGTACACCATCCTTCTTAAGCTCTTTCTCAGTAAACTTCAATAATCTCATAGGAAGTAAGCTTTTACGCTTTTCCTCAGACACATAGAATATATCTTGAGTAGCATACATAAAATCTGAGTAATGCATATTAGGCAGTACAAAGAAACATGCATAACCAACAACTTTGCCCTCTTCTCTAGCTGTGTACATTCTTAGGCAATCATTCTGCTCTAATGAGAAGTACACATCTTTATTAGGGTTAAGTTTCATGTCATCAAATTTGGATAACTCTTGTCTATGCTTTTCAAACATTCCAAACAGTTCATCCATAAGTGCATCGTCTGCAACTTCTCTTTGGTAAGTTACGGTCATATCATACCTCTATATTTTACATCTAAAGAGTAACCAAGCATATTTAAGTGCTTACCACTCTCTCCTGTGAATTTAAGTTGAAGAGCCTTGCCAGACCCTCTTAACTTTCTCTTAGACTCTACAACTGTGTAGTTGTCGAACTCTAAAGTCTCATCAGGTATGTGTAATCTCTTATGCCTATAAGCTTGATACTCTGTTCCAAACTTTCCTGTCTTATTGCTTGAAGAATAATCCCACTTAGACTGTACAAGACAGCTAGACTCATTATCTAACTGCATATCACCGTTTGCATCTTCTATATAACCTGTCTCTGTCTTCTTGAACTGACAGTGTAAGTTATATACCTGCTTCTCTCTTGGTAAATCCTTAAAAACAAACGGATTAGTTGTGAATGTTCCTTCAAATACTCCTTCACCTAAGTCATTATAGTCTGAACCATTTAATGCAGCAATCTTAACCACTGAATCACCTGTCAAGAACTCTAACTTTGTAGGTATGTTCTGAGCAAGCTTAATAGGTACTGTAACACTCTCTGAGAGGCTCGTGGTGACGAGTTCTCCTAGTGAGTTATACACTTCATCCTCTGAGTCTATAAAAGTGCTTGTAGGAGACTCTATGAAGTTTTTAATACCTGTTGTAGTAAACTTATAAGTATAGAAACTTTGTAGCGGTACATTGAGTATCAACATGTTTGTATATACATTGTATAAATCTTTATACAGAATATTTAATCTCTTGTTTGAAGAGTCATAAGCAATCTTAATTGAAAGCTTCTGTATATCTGTTATCTCATTGTAGTATTTCTGTACCTTACCTAATAAAAAGTTAATAGGAGACAGGTTTCCTGTAACCTCGTCTGGAGTTAACGTGAACAATCCTTCTTTAGTTGCAAAGGCTAATCCAAACTCTGTTAAAGATACACTACCAGAGATGGGCGTAACATCTGCTACCTTATATACTTGGTATATAGTAGCTGAGAACCCACCTTCACTCTTAATCCCCCATATACCATTACTTGCAAATACTAACAAAGTATCTTTGTAAGGGATTAGTTTGAAAATTCTACTAGCTTCTGGGATATTGATAGCTCCACCATCTGTATCAATAATCTCACTAATATCTGGGGAGGTAGGGTCAGCATCTTGTAGACACTCTCCTGCCTCTGCATTGTCATTCAATAGTTTTGAGAAAAGAACTGTAGAGGTATACGCATTGTCTCCCGAAATACCTGAGTAGAATACCCTACCAACGTGAAAAGCCACTGTAGTAGGTTTATTAGTTGTAGCCTTTCCAAGCTCTGTTACAAATGTATCAGCTATAAAGGTAGAAGATAAGGCTAAGTCACTATTATCAAAAGGTGCAGTTGTGTCATTAATACTTAATACTATAGAACCTTTTGGAGCTTTACTTGTACCTAAATAAGCTGTATCTAAATTGCTAACTCTAAACCTAGTCTCAGCAGAAGCATCAGGATTCTCTTGAAGAGCTACTGTAGGGTTGTCTGAGTTGCTTGGATAAACACCTAGAGCTACTTGTACATGGTTATAATCTACACGGCTTGTACCTAGTGAATACTCTTTTACAGTTTTACCCCAACCCTGATTAAACAAATTATACTTATGTTTATCTGTCAATGTTGCAGGTCTTTCCCCAGGAGTTGTCTCATCAACTAGACCAGAGAAGTCACGAACCTTTAAAGTAATATCTACTTTGTCAGTAATTGAACCATCTGACTTTGAAGTTACATGAAACAAATCTTTACCTGTTGCTACGTAACATGAGTTCTTACCAAAGTTAACATCTATAGAAGTTGTTGCAGTTAAGGGTAAAGTCTTCTTAAGAAGGCCACTTGTATAGTCATAAAAAACTAAGGAGACACCATCAAATACAACCCTGTATGTGTAAGCTGTGTCTGCTTCCCATATCCAATACTTTGTATTATCACCTGTCAATGTTAAACCAGCTAGTGTAGTAGATTCTTTAAGAGCATTCCTTTTAAAGATACTTCCATCAAAACTAATGTCCATATTAACAACTTCTTTCAAAGAGTTCTCAGGTGAGTTCACATCAGTAACATCAGTAATAAGGCCACTTATAAAGTTATTAAATTGGAAATCAGCCATTGTTTATTTTCTCCCAAAGTTAGGTGTACTTCTGGTACGTTTTAAGTTTCCATCTGCATAGTTCATTCTGTACCTGCCTCTACGTGACATTTGTTCAGCTTTACTATTTACTTGCTGATTAATCTCAACAAAGGCTACTGACTTAGACTCTGACAATAGGTATGAAAAACCATCTACAGGTAAATCAGGTACAAAGTCATCATCTAATGTGAACTCAGGGGTACGTGTACCGTAGCAGTATGTGTCACTAGACTCTAAAGTAGACTGTCTAGTAATATCCAAACTGTCAAAGTAAATAGTGCTTTGATTAAAAGTTGTCCAATAAGTTGGCTCTACATCTGTACGCACTGTTATAGTGTTATCCCCATCAACCATCTCTATAGTATTTGTTGTATAGTTCATAGTGACTTCTATAAAGTCTTCTGGCTCTAGGTAAATAAGCTCTACAAATGTCCCATCTGCTTTCTTATACTTTACCCAATTAATATTACTAATCTCTGAAGGTACAGTCATCTTTGTTGGTAGAAGTAAAGAGTTTGATGCTTCTAATTTAAAACTCTTCTGTAAATGTTTCCACTCTTGAAGAGATAAGATATTGTAGTAAGTCTCTTTGATAATCTCAGTAACCTGTACAGCTTCTGGAGTATCTTGGATAGAGTTTACTTCATCTTCATTCAAAGCACCTAGTATATTCTGTGTAAGCTCTAGTAAGGTATATTTCATTACAATCTCTCTATTGATAACTGACCAGACTCTAAGGTTAAAGCTACAGCACTTGTTGCAGCTACATGAAGTCTGACAACCTGTCCTTCTGTAACTTCCACTAAACCATCTGCACTACTGTTACGAATATCTCCTGAAAAGTCAGAAGTAGAGATAAGTTTAATAGGGCTAAATGCTCCATCTACAGAAAATTTAAAAGCAATATTTACATTAGCTGTACCATCTACATAGTGGTCTGTCCAGAATGACAAACGATACGTACCAGGTTTAGTTGTCGTAAGTGTACCATTAGTAGCATCAAGTGTTACATCTTTGCTTAGACTACCTGTCCACATGCTTAGTGTTGTCAAATTAATATAATCTATATCTGTATCTAGAGCAGAGTCTGTAGCTTGTGTAACATTGATAGTTGAGCCAGAGGTATATAGTTGTCCATACGCTTTTTCAGATGTTAAGGTATCTGTAAAAGATTCCCAAGCTCCTGCTCCTGCTCCATCTGATACAAAAATATCTCCACTGCTTGCTAAATCTGAGCCTGGTGGGTAAGCTGGATGCCATTCACTTGAAGGTAAGTCTGCATGATTTGCCATTATTTATTCCTTTGTTTGAAAGCTTCTAATCTTGAGTTAGCTTCTGAATAAGAAGTCCAAATACCTGCTAAGAAGCCTGGTAGCTGTCCACCACCTTCATACTTCATATACCAATATGCACCCATAGGTAGAATCTTAATCTCTTTCTTAGTACCCTTTGTAGGGCTTGTTCTTTTCTGTTTAGGTTCTTCAACCTTCTTACTACTTGTGCGTGTTGTCATAGCACCTCCTAAATCTTAATAAGTATTAAGGAAGAGCCTCCGAAGAAGCCCCTCCAAACTACTTACTGTTTAGTATGCAGTTGCTGAGTGAGCAATAGTTACAAGGCTCTCTGGACGTTGAATACCGAAGCCCCAACGTGCACTTGAGTAGAACACATCACGGAAAAGGTCAACCTCACGGTCTCCTTCCATTTTAGGCATACGTCTCCAAGCTGACATGAATGGTGAAACTTCATCATCTGCTACACACATGAACAATGCAGTTTTCATACCTGTCACTTCTACAGCTACACCAGTACCGTTATAAGCATCATCAAACACTTTAAGGTCTGTATCCCCAGAAGCTAGTGTTGCATTGTAGTTAGAGATATAAATATCGAAGCCCATGATGTTACCGAAGAAACGAGAGTTTTGTGCAAAACCTGTCTCAAGTAAACCACCCCAATGCTGTTCAGCAGAGAATGCCTGAGCACCAACTAGAGAGTTAAGTGTAGCTTCTACTACAGGGTCAACAATAGCGATACGACCTTCAGATGGTACATTAGCTTTGTCTAAAGATAACTTAGCAGATACGAAGTCAGCCATAGTTAGTACGTTTGAAGTACCACCTGCTGTCCAACGGTGAGGTACACCATTGATGATACAACGCTCGTCATTAGTCAAACCTGCACCATATGCACCAGCTTGAAACTGAGCTGTAGCAGCAATCTGTTTAGATTGTTGATTAAGCATATCTGTTTCATAGTCTTCACGTAAAGCACGTAAATGCTTAGTAGGCATTGCTGCTTCTACAGTTGACCACATGTATGAATCTTCTTTTAACTCATCAGTGATATAAGTTTTAGCACCTTTGTACTTCTGGATAGTTAGTGTGTTTTTAGAAATGTCAACAACTTGTCCAGCACCTTTAGTAGTGTCTTCTGAAAAGTCAATTGTTGATACGTTGCCTAACTGTGGGATGATGATTTGAGAACCATCTCCAAATTCAGATACATCACGTGCAAGTCCTTCTGGTAAGAAACCATCTAGGATTTCTTCTTGCATCATTTGTGAATATACTGCTGCACGTACGATAGGTGAGTTGTTAGCAATAGTACCATCGTTAGTGAAAGCACCGCCATTTGTTGTGTTATTACCAGCCATTTAAATTCTCCTTATAATGTGCCGTTATGATATTTTTTAGCTGCCTCTTCAATTCTTCGAGAAATCTCTTGAATACGAGAAGCTTTATCTTTGATTTGATGAACTTTCATAGGTTCTTTAGGTTGTTGAGATAATGCAGTTGTATTTACTCCACTAGAGCTTGCTATTGAACTATTGAACGTCTGTGTGCTTTCTCCTACAAACAAAGCCTTAAAAGCCTCTGGTGAGGTCTTAGCTAAGTTTGAGGCTACTGCATCAGACATACCTAGTTCTGCAATCTTTCTGTTATAAACTTCTCCTGCTTTCTCACCATACTTACCAGTGAAAGCTTGTCTAGCATTAGCTAAATTAGCCTCTGCTTGTTCAGTTGCCCTAGTCTGTGCTAAAGCTTTTTGAACCATCTGCTCGACACTCTCTGAACTCGTAGAGGGGGTTTGTACCTCTGGAGCTTGTTGTGTTACTTGTTGAGGTTCTTGATTCTTAAGAGCATCTAACACTGCATCTACTTTTGTTGATGATTCTACTTTATCACGTAACTGAGCATTCTCTTGCTTTAATTGCTCAATAAATAAATCAGCAGACTCTAACTTTGTAGTTACTTCATCAGGTGTCTTAAATACACGTTCACCTTGAACAAGGAATGGCTGGTCGGCCTGTACTTGTGGTTGTTGTGCTACTTGCTGTTCCACAGGGTCTTGTGGAGGGTTCTCTAAAAACTTAGACATTTGTCATGTCTCCTTTATTCTAAAAGTTTTAAAATACCACGTATGGATTCTTCTTTACCATTGCGGTGTGCTTGCTTATGTGCCCAAGAGGGAGAGTCGTAGTCTGACTCAACAATCTCAAGAGCTGCCTTCAAATCTGCCTCTAACACTTTAGCAAGCAGGGTTCTGAATCTTTTTGACTCTGCATACAGGACTTTAAAATCTTCGTCCTTGCATCCAGTAGCCTTAAACCTATTATTCACTTACACTGTCTCCTGTATTTGAGAACTTGCCATAGCATCTTCTTCAAACTGGTTCTGTGCAAGTTGCATCATCTTCTGTGTCTCTAATTGCTCAACTACTTGGATATTCTCTCCATAGATAGTTTCCTCTCCTAGTAACTCTGAGAAGATTTGTGCAATACGTTTAGAACTAATATGAGCACGTACGCTAGGGTCTTGTAATACAGAGTTGTTATATGTAGCTAACTCTTGTACACGTTGATTACGATAAGCTAAGTGTCTTGCACCTCTAGCCTTCAAAGTACCTTTAGATGTTAGGTCATCTTTTGTAATCTCTACAAAGGATTCAATACCTAACTCATCATCAAATGTCTTGATAATATCTACACCATCTAACATACGTCTTGACATTTCTAACCAATCATTTAACATTGGCTCTAGGTACTCTTTTTCAAATTGTGATACCTTGTTCAAGAACACACGGTTTGCAGCAGCATCTAAAGAGTTAACTTCAAAGGCTGTCTTCTCACCTGGTGTACGTAACCCCATAGCACTCTTAGGAGCACCTGCCATTTCTTCCATAGATTGTTCTAAGTTAGCAATCTGGAAATCAGCATTCAAGGCATGTGAATCAATCTTCAATATACCTAGGTCAGCTTCATCTGATAGGTATGCTCTAGCTCCTGGATAGAAACCTTCAAACTCTAAATCACCTTTCTCAATAGTAATCGGATAGGCAATCATATCAAACACATCTGCCTTAAGATTCTCTAGGTGGTCAATACGATACTGCATGCCTACTAAGTTATCTAAACATCCCATTGCCCATAGGTTATCAGGACGTTTACGCCAACCTGAATGATATAAGTATGAACTTCCATTCCAAGATTTTAAAGGTTCGTTGTAAATAACATGTGCTCTGTCTATAACAATAATGCGTCTATTCTGTAGAACCTTACCACTCTCTGCGTCATATAAATCACCAACGTACTCAAGAAGCTCAACCATACCTGAGTCCATATACTGTTGAATGTTACCAAAACCATCTACTTCAAACCCACGATTCTTACGTAAGTCATACTTAACACCACGTGCAGCTTTTAATTTCTCTACATGGTCTTTTAAGAAGCTCATTTCAGGGTTCTGTTCAGCTTCTAATAACAACGTACCTAGTGATTTTACTTTTCGGATAATCTTAGGAGTTGTTTTAAAGTTTTCAGCAGTAGGGTCAAACACTAAATCAAATGGTGAGATTCTATAAGGCTTACACCCTACATACTTAACAATCTCTTCGCCTGCTTCATCTTCATAAGTATCTCGTACCCAATCAAGCCCCCCAAATACTACACCATAATCAATCCAATCTAGTAAAGCTTGGCTTACATGTGATTCAAAATCTACCTGGCTTAGCTTACTATACATGTACTGTTCAGCAGCTTTAACCTTCTCTGTATCAGAACTTTGCTCATCCCCTGGTAAAAACTGTAACCACTCATTAGAAGAGAACTCAGCAGCCATGTAGTTAGCATGTAAATTATCACGAATCTGTGTAAGCTTAGGCCTAGTTGTAGAGTTTCTCCACGGTAGTTTATTGTTTGTTGTATCCCTTGTTGAGGTAGCAAATAGGTAACGCCTAAGCTCTTCCCACTCTTCCTCACGTTTGTGGCGATAGCCTTTGTATTCATCAAACTTACTAGCAATAAGTGTAGCAAGTGATTCTCGTTCTAATGTAAACATATTTGTCCTTTATCCAAATGCACCAAACCTGCCACCCATAGGTATGACTTTATTAGTCTCTCTATTTCTGTGACCAACTGGCTTAACAGCTATCTCCACAGCAGATGCTAATGCATCCTTTACATCATCATGTGGAGGCTTATTCATAACTAACTCTTCTTCTAATACGCTTGTGTAACCACCTCTATAGTGCCACACAGATAAGTTCTCGTACCTATGCTCAAGAGCTGCTGCAATGCGTTCCTCTTTTGAACCCTCATTGCGTGAAGGTCTGAACTCATCAATTGACAACATCATGCCACTTCTTGTTATCTCATCTTTCAAATCTCTAACAATAAGTTTCTGAGCCACTGTTACTTCTGCACGTAGTTTCCTGAAGTTCCACTTGGAGTGTAACTGTGCAAGTCGGTCAAAGTATGTACTAATCTTGTCCGCTTTAAACCTATCAATGTCGAGGACGTATATATGACCTTCTGGGTTAATACCAATAACAACAATAGCTGTGCTATCCGCTTTCTTACCAAGAGAGAATGCAAAGTCAATTGAAGCATATACATTTAGCCTCTTGTCTTTAAAGTACCAATTACCTCCAGAGTTCTTTAAAAACTTCTGGTCATAGTATTGAAACAGCTCCCTGTTGATTCTATCTGTAGAGGAGTCATTAGGGTCGTTATAATACTGAGAGAAGAACTGAGTAATGTCTTCATACTTAGCTTTTACTCTTGCTAAGATTTGTCTATTAAAACCAAACCATTTACCATCTGCTCTTTGTGTTCTAGGCCATAGGTAATTACCATGCTCTTCAACAACTCTTTCAAATACTTCCCAAACTAACTCTTCACCAACTATTTCATCTTCTTCTAAGTTGTCTTCATTATAAATAGGTACTTTCTGTTCAAGCCATGTTGCATATAAGTCTTTAGGGTGGTAGCGTGTACCTACAGCTTTTGTAATCCCACCAGCATTCTTGATAGACTCCATCTGTGACATTGCTGCTGCAACCTTACGCCTACCTTCTGTAGTATAAGCATTGTCAGGTACTACAACATCATCTGAAATGATTACATCAGCGTGAAAACCTGTTGTGTTAGTGGTAATACCAGCAGTTGTAACTGTTGCATCACGTATACCTTCTTCTTTACGTTTTGGATGGTCTACAGAGATTTGGTTCATTGACCACTTCTCTCTCTTACCTTCTTCTGGCGTAAGCATGTCAGGCCAAAGTAGTTTGTACTGGTCTGAGTCAAGTATATTCTTAATCGCATATAACTGTGCTTCTGCTAGAGAAGCTGTTGCAGATACATATAAGATAGTTGTTTCTGGGTGTTTAGTTATCCACCATGCACACCATCCTGCAATAATGTGTGACTTCATGTGAGCACGTGGTAACAGAACAAGTTGGTCAGGAGATGCCTCTTCTCTAGTGAGCCATTCACATAACTCTTTGTGTACATCTCCATACTCTCTGTTAGGTTGTGTCCATCTAAGGAAGCTGAACAAGTCACTCTCACAGAGATTTCTAACTTCTTCTAACTCTGATTTTGATTGACCTCTAGCCATAAGTTTTCCTTAATATGTCCAGATAACTGGAGTAGTTGTTCTAGTATCTACATGTACAAAGTTACCTGCAATACCTACACCACCAAAACCAATCTCAGTAGCATACTTAACAATAAGATACCTTTGATTTGAATTGGCTGTATAAATATCAGCAGCAATACCCTCTGCATGTTTACCTGGTGTTTGTTTAACCTTCTCAATAGAGTGCGTAGGTGAGCGATAACC